CATGGCATCCATCATGTTGCAACCATCGAGATCGAGACGGATCGCGGCGGTCGAATCGCGCTCACCAAGGACTACTACGAGAAGTGGACGAGGAAGCGTGGCTCAGCCGAGAGCGAGTTCACGGGCAACACGACGGACTACTTTTTGGACGGCGTGCGTGCCAAGAAGAAGGATTACACCGCCGCTGTCGAGCGAGTCTGCGGCACGAGCCTAGACAATCTCAAAATGCTCATGGTACTCGGCTACTTTGCGGACACCATGAGCACCGAGGACAAAAGGAAAATCCTCTTTGAGATGGCAGGGGATTTTACCGACGCCGATATTTTCGCACAGAACGAAGCCCTACAAGCCCTCGCGCCCTACCTCGTCATGCCGGGCAGCTCCGGCAAGAGCTACACGATCGAACAATGGCAGAAGATTGCCAAGGAGCAGCGGCAGAAACTCAATAAGGACTTGGAGCATCTGCCGACGCGCATTGATGAGGCGGCGAAAGGCATCCCCGAGGAGATTGCGGACGAAGCTGCCTTGCAGACGGAATTGCGGCGACTGAAAAAAGAGAAGGCCGCTGCAGAAGAAGAGCGACGCACCCTCTTGACCGAAGACGGCAAGAAGGATGCTGCTCGCACCGCTGTCGCGGCTCTGCGCGTAGAGATGGAAAACGCGCGGGCGGCGTACATCAAAGAAGGTGTCGAGAAGAACCGCGACATCCACGCCGCCATTGACAAATTGTCGGGCGAGAAACGCACCCTCGCCGAAGAGATCGACACCATCAAGCGCAAGGTGCGTGATGCCGAGGCGCAGAAAGAGCGCATGGCAAGTCTGCGAATATCGCTCATGGAAGAGTACGCAGCCGCACAAGCAGAGCAGTGGGATGCAGGAAAAGAAACCTGCCCGACCTGCGGACAGGCACTCCCTGCCGAAAAGGTGCAGGAGCTGCGCGCTGCCTTTAACGAGCGTAAGGCGCAGCAAAAGGAAAGCATCAACCGTCGCGGGCAGGAATGCAGCAAGGCAAAGATTCAGGAGATGGAGGAAACCATCGCCGCACAGAAGGCGGAGGTTGAGGCGAAAGAACGGAGCCTCGCCGACATCGACGAGCGTCTGTCCAATCTTCAAGACTCGCTCACGGTGCAGCCGCCCTTTGAAGCGACGGATGAATACACGCTCTTCACGCAGCGTCTCGAAGAGCTGCATGACAGCGAGCGTAGCGACGACAGCGCACAGGATGAGACGGTGCGCCACTACGCAGCAAAGGTGCAGGAATTCTATAAGGCGATTCAAGCGACGAACCTGCGCATCGCCGAGGCAAAAGCCTCGGAG